TCACACGATAAAACGGTTCTTCTTCGCAAGGGTTTCCTCAATCCTGGAACGCTCTTCATCGATGACATTTTCATAAACTCTTTTAAGGACAGAGCTGCCTGGCTTCCATCCGCCGATGGCTTCAATGTAGCGATCCGGAACTCCATTGGCATGCATCTGGGATGCTGCGTAATGCCTCAGGTCGTGGAACCGGAACGGTGGGAGCCCAGAAGCACGAAGCGCCTTCCGGAAGCGCTTGTACAGCTGATCGGGGTTTAGTCCTATAATGGTATCGCTGTTGCTCTTGCGGGGGATGACCTTGATGAGGTCTATCACATACTGCGGAACACGGACGGTCCGGTATGAATCATAGGTCTTCGGTCTGTGGACAACCCATTCCCATCTATCTGTTTCTGACACTGCCTTATTAATCCGAATCGTGCAATTCTCACAATCAACATCTCCAAAGGTAACGGCGCACGCCTCTCCACGTCTCATCGTGCCGACAGCGGCAAACAGGATGCCGACTTTTACTTCTGGCGATTCGCAATGATCCAGAAGAATCTGCACGTCCTTGATGGAAGGAGTGTAGTATTCGAGCTTTACTTTCTGCGGAAGTGTAACCTTGACCGTAAAGTCAGGTATAAACATAGCCAGGGCAGCAGATAGCAATCCGAAGACGTTGCGGATGTACTTCGGGGAGTGCGAGATTGCAAGGTCAGAAACAAATTTCTGAAGCTCGATGTTTTTAATCACTGATAAGTCAATCGTAGAAATTGGATGCGCCTGGATACGCCGCAGTACAGTATAATACCCCTTTATAGTTGATGGGGATAACACATTTCTTTTCATTTCGATGTATCGGGTACATGCCGTCGAGACGGTCAGAGCTTCCTTCAACTCCCGGCGATTATTCTTCCATTCAGTTGCAAGTGCCTGAGCCTCTGCTTTTGTCCGGGCCGTAAAACTCTTATAATGTTTCTTTCCATTCTCATCCGTATAATCAAATACCTGGATGCGGATATTTCCGGACGGCAGTTCGCCTTTTTTCTTTTTTGCCATAATATCATTTCCTTTCCTCTGTTGCGATGCCGCAACTGTGTAAAATGGGTATAAAAATAACGCCCCTTGCCAGGACGCTCTGGAAATGATATAATTCAGGTGTTCTAAGTCTGATTTATATCTTTCAGGGCAGCCTGTAAGAGAAAATCTATGTAAAGCCGTTGCGGTGTTGGTAGCACCGGGCGGTTTTGCTATTTCAAAGTGATTCTCCTTTGACAAATAAAGTAGATTGACGTATAATATACTTAACAAGACAGCCAGTAAGGGAGGTCAAGGCTCCCCGCTCTGGCGAAACAATGTACTAAAAAGTAGTCGTCAGCTTACCAGGGCAGGACGGCTATTTTTTATGGGTGTATGTAAGGATTGCCACAATTAACAACGCTACAGATACAATCAACTGTAATTCCTCATATGTACTCATAAGGCATCCCTCCCTTCAAGACTCAGGGCGGGTAAGCCGCAGCCGCTCTACTGGCTGCCTTGGTAAGTATATTATTGTCAATGTTCTATGCTTAACAGGTTTTTTCTGGATCTCGTTTTTCTCTGAGCCAAAGAAAAACTCCCTCTTTCCATCATCTGGTAAGAGGAAGTTTCACTGGTCATCTCTGCAACGACCATTTTTGAAAACTATTTTACCATGAAATGATATCTATATCAATTTTTTTCAGTGCTTTGCATATTATCCTCGAACATATCATAAAATACATTCTCTGGAATAACTTCAATATCGTATCCTTCTAATTTGAGTTTTTCGGCTTTCTTTTGTTTATTACTTTTTCCGTCCTTAATCAGAGGACAGTAAGTGTTATTGGCCAAGATTAAATAATTAGTCTTTTTTGTTACAGAATCAGCATTTATTCCGCCGATGTCAGCAACAAGTTGCATGGCATCTTTTCGAGCCATTTTTTCTAATGTGCCAGTAAAGACGCAAACTTTTCCATAAATAGGATGCGTAATATCGAAAGAATCCTTTGATGCCTGTGTGTCAGTTGCTTTTAGATCGCGTTTGTGTTTCTTCCAGGAATCAATGAAACTCTCAATGCTTCCGAAAGATTGAATCATCTCTTTCTGGAGATGTTCGTAGCAGGCGTGAGTGATATAACAATCATTTAAAGAACGATGGGCACCTGAATAATCAACCTTGTAACGTTCTGCTAGATCCTTCAAACGATGGTGAGCTTCCTCTGGGTGTATGAACCGTGAAAATCTCATAGTATCAACAAAATCATTATCGAGTTTTTCTGAAAGATAATACTCAAAGTTGTCATATAGGAAATTGATATCGAAATTAATATTATGACCAATTAAAATATTTTTACCAATGAAATCTTTGAACTGCTTGAAAACAGGTAGTGGCTCAGGTGCATTTGAAAGCATTTCATTGGTGATGCCTGTGAGCTTTTCAATAAAATCGTCGATATAAGTGCCGTCATCATAGGTTTCTTCTGGTTTAATTAAAGAGGTAAAATTTCCCACCTCTTTTCCATCTATGTATTTCACGGCAGACACTTCAATAATTGAATCAAAATCGGGTGAAAGTCCAGTTGTTTCGATATCTATAATACAATAGCTGGATGGAACAGAAAAAAGATTTTTTCCTTTTTTTCTGATTATCTTTTGAGCTTCGGTAATTCCGCTAAGAGAAAATGTTAATGTCATATAGGCTCCTTTTTAAAGACATAATTATTCTTTAGTTTTTTAATCTTAAATTAAGTAGTTCCATCGGATATCCCGTGCAATCACAGAACTGGCTTTGCGTACATCCGGAATAAGACTGCAGCAAATCATCTGATATAAGCAGATGAGCAGCAAATTCGTTTGCTTCCCGTTCAATTCCAGATGTGAGAAGCAGGGTTTTATTTTTTATGAACGCGCAATTTTCTTTTCTATGTAAAAGTGCGTGCCCGAGTTCGTGTGCTGCGACTACTTCGAAGAGCGGACTGTCCATCGAGATGCTGTCATTAATGAAGATCCAGCGCTTCCGGTTTATAAGTTTGTAGTTTCCAGCAATGTTTCCAAGCGGGAGAATCGCTATGCGAATATTGGCATATTCAGCAATCTTTATAGGGTTCCGGCTTCCAGCCATGCGTTCATAGTACCGGATTAGCCTGTGGATTTTATGATCAATTGTTTCCAAAAAGTACCACCTACTTTTTATTCTTATTTGGATTGTACTTTACTTTATTTTCTTTCTTTGTTTCCCTAAGCGCGTACTCGAATGCGTTTTGGAGCAGGCTCAGGGAGGCACTGTCAATTTCTGTATCACCATAATACAGAGGTCCATCTTCGCCGTTTCGGATTTTATCCATGATGGTATCAAGGTCTTTCTTTATGTCGCGCTCGTCGCGGGCAGTAAGTTCTGGAGCCTTTTCTTTTATTTCATTACGTCCGGTCATTAGATAATCGACGGTTACGCCGAAATAGTCAGCTACCTTTTGTAGGGTTTTAGATGAAGGTGTACTTCTGCCAGATTTCCAATTACTGAGTGCGGTTTGGGTTACTCCTGCTTCCTTTGCAACTTTGTAAGGGGTAACACCATGTTTTTGTAGAAGTTGCTCAAAGACTTCGTACATTTTTGTGCTCCTTTCACAAAGATAGCATACTTTCGCAAAAATTAGTAAAATCACTTGACTACTAACGATTAATGTTGTATTATCTACTTACGCAAGCGAAAGCAAGCGAAATAAATACTTTCAACTGCGATATGCTTACTTTTATAAGATGTGGTAGTTTTATACTTGAAAGTATATCACAGTACGAAAGTATTTTCAATACCATACTTACGGAAAGGAGATGCTATTTTGTACAAAAAATTTCAGGCTCTTTTGGAAAAAAAGAACAAAACAGTGTATCAGGTATCAAAAGAAACCGGAATTAGCCAGACTGCGTTCTCGAATTGGAAATCTGGACGTTCAACTCCAAGCATAGAAAGCCTTAAAAAATTATCGGCATATTTTGAAGTGGCAATAGAGGACTTGCTTGATTAGGAAATTTCAAATTATTTGCAGATGAACTTTTGCGGAAAGTGGCTGAACGAATGGGAGTTCCTGTGAGTGAGTTGGCAGGTCGAAGGGAGGTGATCGCGAAATGTGGGTACGGAGATATAGAAACAAGAGATATGAGCTGTTCGCAGCAGAGGATGAGAGGGGGTAAACGATATGGCGAAATCATTAGTTGAAAATGCAATCATCGACTTTCGCTGTGATTTTCACAAATTAAAAGAAATCCTCGGATATGATGACAACCAGCTGGCAAAGTACCTCGGATGTTCAGAGAGTACGATCGGAAAGCTCCGGAAGGAGCCTATGAATGTTTCGGGCAGATACATCCTTCTGGTGCAGGCTCATCTGGCGATCGAGGATGCAAAGCGAAGACAGGGAGTCCTTAGATGAAGACATATAGTACCTGTTGGAAACGATGGCGGTGCATGGAATCCGACCGGGAATATGCCTGCCGAGAATATGAGAAGAAAGCGAGGAAGCGTAATGGAAAGAAAAGAATTGCAGTACATACCTATTCGGAGTCAGAGCCAGCAGAGGGTTAGAGAGCTGGCGGCAAGACTGTATCGGTCGGACGCGCAGCGATTGTTCTGGTTTCGTGTGGCGGTTGGTTGCGCGGCCGTTACGGCGGTGGCAACTGGGGCAATGATGGTGATTGCACAGAGCGCTGCGATGTTTTAGAAAAAACCGATGAGTGAAAGAGAAAAGGAGCGTACTTATGAAGAACGGGAAGTTATTTGTAATTATCGGCGGAATTATTATAGCCGCTGCGCTGACATTTACAGTTGGTATCCAGTCGGCACAGAACAGAGCGATTGGATTGGAAGAGTCGGTATATACGGCTGAATCCGATATTAAGGTACAAGAGAAAGCACGGGTGGATAAAGTATACAACTTAGCAGACTGCGTTAAACAGTATGACAGACATGAATCGGATACTCTTAATCAGTTGGCAGATAAGATGTCTAAAGGGAATCAGATTGAGGATGTAAGCACGGCGCTGGCAGCAGTTACATATTCTTACCCAGAATTGAAATCGAATGAGAATTATAAACAACTCATGCAGGAGCTGACAGTCATTGAAAATCAGTTATCTCAGTACCGCGAAAATTATAACAGCAATGTAAAAACGTATAACAGCTATGTTAAGAGATTTCCGGCGAGAGTGTTCTTGTCATGGACAGGTTATAAGGTGCAAAATTTTGAACGCCTTGATTATCAAGCGCCTGTATCAGCTCCAACAAAGTTATTTGAGGAATAGTCATGGAAGTAAAAAAAAGAGAGATTCTGGTCAGTATTATTATTGCACTTATTTCAATCATGATTGGAATTTTCATTTCCGGAAAAATCAGCGATAGCCAAGATGCAGGAAGAGAGAGTTATCAAAAAGCTATCCAGATTGAAGAACCAGAAATTTTCCGGCATTGTATGAGTGTAAACTCTGGCGATGGTTTGATTTACGGAGAATTAAAAGCAGTTGATACTGTCAGCGATCCGAAAATTGAAGGGGAATGGCTATATTTATCAAAAAAAACTCAACGATATACGATGCACACCAGAACGGTTCATACTGGAAAGACTACACGTATCGAAACCTACTGGACTTGGGACACGATTTCAGTTGAAGAGCTTCACAGCAAACGGGTTAGTTTTTGCGGAGTGGAATTTTCGTATGAGAAAATAAACCGCCCTGATAGCCATTACATAGATACAGTGAAAACGGGAAGGCATATGCGGGAAGTGTTTGATGGGTGCGATACCTCATATACTGGAACCATTTTTACCAAGATGGCTGATAATGCGATATCAGATGGTTCTTCTTTTTATCTGAACAAGACACCGCAGGAAACTTTGGATGTTGTAAAGAATGCTGGACGTTGGGAATTAGTTCTGTTCTGGGTAATGTGGCTGATATTAACCGGTATTGTTATAGTTTCTTTTTGCCATATGGATAATGATTGGCTGGATTGAGAGCACTTTAAAGGAGGTAACACGATGAAAGTAATAGAGGTTAAAGAGATTCTGGTAGAAGACGATGTTTATGCAGCGTTGGAAAGAGAAGCTAAAGAGCAGAACATTTTAGCAGCGAAGTGTACACCTCCATTTGAAGTGACAATCGGTCATGTGGTTGATATGGCGGTGCGCGCATATGGACAGGTATTAATAGAGGAACAGAAGAAAGCAGACGCACTGGCTTATACAGAATAGGAGAGGCGAAAAATGAGGTATTTTAAAACCTGCCCGCGGTGCGGAGCACATCTGGATCCGGGCGAGTCATGTGATTGCAGAAGGGAGAGAAACAATGAGTCAGGTGGACAAGGTAGAGATTCTCGCCGCGAGCATCCGAGCGCGCCTTATCTTGCCAGAAGGTCAGGAAGAGAACCTGCGGAGCGCCCTGGAAGAGGGACTGAGTAAAGTTGATGAGGTAGAGCGGGTGCAGACCAAGGCAGTATCACCATATCGATACATAGAGGTACAGATGGAGGATAAAGGGTTTGCGCTGTGGGCGGCGGGAGGGTTTGACGGAAGAAGCAAGAGAGGATATGCGATTACGGCAGCGGGACCGGATGGGCGCCCGCTGAAGCCCTATAGGCTTATCAGGGAGACGAATGGACGGCATCTGCTCTTGCCATTGTATCAGGGTTGCTTTATTGCAGAGTCAAAAGCGCTGACGCGGGGCGGTCCGCTGACAAGCTTGTATCAGGTGATAGGTTTTATCGGGCGAGATGGAAAGCTGTATGCGAAAAACCAGTGCCTGTGTAGTTCGGGAGACAGCTTTTTTATATCCCGGATGAAAGAGGGAGAAGCGGATCGCTTTTCCGGCTTGATGGAGTCTGCAGCTTATATGGCAAGTAAGGAAAGCAATACATCGACGGAGTATTGGTGGTAGTATGGAACATTTTACAGCGGAGGTGCAGCGGATTCGTCCGGCGGCACCGGGGCAGCAGGTGATTGAACTTGCGGCGGATGAATGGCTTGCCAGGATAATTCGGAACAGGAATGTCCGTTATGTGGCGATTGGCATAGAGGATGGACGCCGCATCACACCATTGCAGCAGAGGAAAGCGTATGCCACGCTGCGGGACATCGGGGAGTATACCGGATACCCGATGGATGCAATCAAGGGAATCATGAAAGTAGAGCACATGATGCGGACAGGGGACTATGAATATTTTTCCCTGGCAGATTGTTCCGTGACGAAAGCAAGAGAATTTATCAATACATTGTTGGAATATGCCCTGAAAGAGGGGATTATCATGGATGAATCCGGTCTGATGCGGACGGATGACATTGATACCTATCTGATTCAGTGCATCCGCTACCGGCGGTGCTGTATCTGCGGGCGGCCGGCGGACATACATCATGTGGATGCGATCGGCATGGGAAATAACCGGCGGCATTATGATGATTCGCAGAATGAGATAGCGGCTCTTTGCCGGAACCATCACAACCTGGCACACAGTTTGGGATGGCAGCGGTTTATGAGTAGATATAAGGTGTACGGTATTGAAAGATACCGGTGCCGGGAAGGAGGAAGTGATGGCAATATCGTTCGAGACGATTGGGAACGGGGCGCTGGCGGCGCAGTTCAGGCAGGCGCTGGCACAGGTGGGGCGAAACATTATTGACCCGAATATGGATCCAGAGGCTGTGCGGGGAATTACAATCAAACTTAAATTCAAGCCGAATGAAAGCGGAACAATCGAAACGATCTATGCTTGTGAAGCAAAGTTAGCTGGTCCGAAAAAGTCGAAAACAACGTTTTTGATTGGACAGGATGTACGGACTGGAAAGATCGAAATGTCAGAGTATGGCAATAACCGTCCGCAAGTGGCTGCGTATGATACAATTCAGACAGCGCCGCGGCAGCAGGCTGAGACAGAGAAAAATTTCGATCCGGAGACAGGAGAAATTTACGAGCCGCAGTCCGGACCGATTGATTTAAGAAAGAAGAAGGGAGAATAGAAAGATGGAAGGATTAAAAGAAGCGATTGACCGCGTAGCAGAGTTGGCGGTACAGGCGGAAAAAACAGAGGTTGTAATGATTGCCGGAAAGACATATGCGAACCGCAATCTGGTACGGTATGACACACCTAAAAAGGCAGCAGCCATTCATACCCATACACTGGTTTCGCTTCTGGAGTACATTGAGAAATGTGCGGGCGAATTTGCTGGTAAGAAAATGACAATTCATGTTGAGAGCCCGGAGAGAGTCCGCTTTATTTCAGAGCTGGATTCAGAGCGTGGAAGAGAATGCCTGTTTGAGGCTGAAGCGGAGATATCGGCGTTTCGTTTTGGAAGCTGGTATGAACAGGAGAATTTCATGATTGCGCTGCAGTCGAATTTTCAGCCGAATGACGATTTAGCGGCGGTTATGATGCTGGCTGGAAACATCGAAAAGAAGAATAAGCAGACGTTTTCGGATGATGGAGTATCCCAGGTGGCAACCATGAGCGTGGGCGTTGCATCGAAAGCGGATGCGATGGTTCCGAACCCGGTGGACTTGACGCCTTTCCGCACATTTATGGAGGTGAAACAGCCATCCAGTAAATTTGTGTTCCGTATCAGCGGAGAAGAGACCCCACAGTTCAAACTTGTGGAAGCAGAAGGTGGAATCTGGAAGTATGAGGCGATCGCCAACATTAAAGATTACCTTCTGGACGGACTGGGTAAAATGCCGGAGGAAATCAGAAAACGTATTGTGGTTATCGGATAACCTAAAGAAAAAGTAACATTCTCCTGTGGAGATAATTTGTTATATATTACCGAACTGTGCCATTGGTTGGCATCTGCCCCGGAGCTTGTCGTACTCCGGGGACTCCTTAAAATATAATTGGCTTTCTCTGACCGTCCGGATGGGTTGTCTTAGCGAGCCGCAAAGTGATGCTTCGGCAGGCGGGGATATCCTTCCTGCTGCTGCATATACGAGGTGGAGAATATGAAGGAAGGTATCAAAGAGGGTATTACCTATTTTCCACTTGATTGTCACTTAGATGAAAAATTTGATTTGATAGAAGCAGAATACGGATTAAAAGCATTTTCGGTAGTCGTCAAGCTCTTCCAGAGAATCTATGGCGGGCATGGTTATTACTGCGAATGGAATGAAGATATAGCGTTACTTTTTGCGAGACAGAAATGCCTTTCATCTAGCGATGCTGGGAACAACTTAATAGCCGATATAGTGGCGGCTTCTATCAGACGGGGTATCTTTTCCAAAGAGCTGTACGAAAAATACGGGGTTTTAACCTCTAGGGGAATCCAGAAACGGTATCTGGATATCGTGTATAAACGTAAGGCTGTAAAAATGGAAAAGGCATACCTTTTATTAAGTGATGCCGAAATCAAGGGAAATGTTGTCTTAATCGACCATTCTGATGACAGAATGATAAAAAATGACGTCAGAATCGAACAAAGTAAAGTAAAGCAAAGTAAAAAGAATACTAACGTATTCTTCGTTGCAAACGGCGAACCGCCTGCAACGCCGCCGAGAAAGCTGATTCCGGAAGATAGTTTCGAAATGCGCTGTGTTAATTGCCTGATTGATGCACTGGTGAAGGATATGCCAGGAGCCAAGGTACCCAAGACGGCAGCAGAACGGCAGAAATGGGCTGTGGAAATTGAAAAGATGAAGCGGATTGATAAACGGAGTGAAGAGGAAATTCAGAAAGCTCTTAACTACGCTGTTACGGATTCATTCTGGAAAACGAATATCCGCAGCACTAGCAAATTTCGGAAACAGTTTGAAACTCTGCTTCTTCAGAGCCGCCAGCGGACTGACAGAAACAGACAGCAGGCAGCGCCGAAGAACCGGTTCCACAATTTGGAAGAGCATGGGTATGACTATGACAAAATGGTGTGGGATATGGCAAATCGGTCTGGATTAGGGTAAAGAGGTACGGAGATGGAAGAATTAAAGAAAACACCGCGAACGGGCATGGAAGCGGCTGGGCAGCAGACGGGACTCTCTCTGGCGGAGGCAGAAAAGTGGATTGTCCAGAGCGCAGCGGGGAGCATGATAGAGATCGGCTATTACCTGAAGCAGATTCGGGATGCGCGGCTGTATGAGGAGAAAGGTTATAAAAACATCTGGGAGTATGCGGAAGCGGAGTTTGGTTTTCATAAATCAACGGCATCCCGTTATATGACCCGGAACGACCGCTTTTCGAAAGGCGGGAACAGTCCGGAGCTGGATGAGAGATACATAGGCTACAGCAAGAGCCAGCTGCAGGAAATGCTTTCCCTGGATGATGAGCAAATGGGGCAGGTAACTCCGGATATGACGGTTGGGGAAATCCGACAGATCCGGAAAGCGGAAGAAGATCCGGATCCGCAGCTTCCCGGTCAGATGGAGATAGGGGATTTTCTGGATCCGGAGGAACTGGCGGAGAATGGGGCTAACATGATGCAGGAAGAAATTCCGGAGGAGATACAGCCGGGAAGCGTGGTGCTGCAGGTAAAGGATTTGATTTTGGATAATGGAGAGGATGAGGGGCAGCAGGTGGGTGTTGCGGCGTCGCAACAGAACCTGGTACAGAAAAATACAATGGATCCGAAGCTTCGTGACATTTACCTGAATGAAGCAGCGAGGAAAATAATTGCGAATCATAAAGAGTGGCTCTGCCAAGATTTCGATAACAGAGTTCTAAATGTGACGGAGTCGGAAAAGCAATTTAAGCAGAAATTCAGAAATATATCAACCAGTTATTACTTTCCGGATCCCCAAAAAGAAAGCAAAATAGCTTGGATGGATATGTTTGGCGATTATATCCAGATCTGGAACGGGAATGCTGAATGTCTTGGAGATGTAGAATGGTTTTATCTTTGTGCGGCTGTGCAAAGTATGTGGAATACAATAGCGATCGAAGATATACAGAAGTGTGTGGAAAACGGTGATGAAAAACAGCCGTCGGGTAAATGCATTCACCGTCCAGAATTTCCGTGTACATCCTCGGAAGAAAGTAAGAGAACACCGGGGAACGGCACTGATTGCACCCATCATTGCTGTTGGGACTGCTCGGAACGTGGAAAAGGAACCTGCAGGATAGAGTGTTATGCTTCGGCACATCGCCCGGTTACTCAGGAGGCAGAGATGTACTGCATTCCGGAAACGGAAGATATTGAAAACGCTGCCGAAAAGCAGCAGGAAAAGAAAGAGAGTCTGGAAGAGCTAGAAACAGCTGCAGGGCAGCAGGAGGAAAAGAAAACGGATCTGGAACTGCTCCAGATTATGTATGAGAAAGAGAAGAGATTGTTGAATAGTTTCCTGGAGATTCCGGAGTTGGATGCGGAAAATGAGCACCTTCGCAGGCAGGAGCTGACGGTAAAAGCGCTGAAGTACATGCTTGGAATGATGAGCCCCACGGAGAATCCGGAAATGACTCAGCCTGAGCTTCCGTTGATGAAAAACAACGATCAGCGAAAGGAGTGGCTGCAGGCATATCGGGACTGGGGTGTCTGGTATACGGATGAGAATATTGGTGCGACGTATTATAAATATGATTTTGAGAATGGCGCCAGACTCATCGTGGAAGAGTATGAAAATACCTTTTCAATTTGCGGAAAAGAGAAAAAATCCATCAGTGAGTATTATCACCTGGTAGGAGGCCCGGAACCGTCCAGAGCTAGTGGAATAGAGAAATGGACGCGCCATGAAAGATATACGAAATATCCGAATAGCGAAACAGAACTAGTGGAGTTTTTGAAAGAGGTGCAGCGGAAATGACAAAGCGGGAGGTAATTGAAGACCTCATTAAAAATACTTCCGGTCCGGTGACAATTAAATATTTGGCGAGGTTAAGCCGGAGCCAGAAAGCTACGGTTAATTGCATTGTGAATGATATGCAGGATGAATTGCTTGTGGAATGCATCGGAAAGCTGGATCAGGAAAGATTATATCGTCCGACGGTGCTTCTGACCCGTCCGCCGTCTTGCAAATCCTGCCGGGAAGGAATATGGCCGGTAGAGATTGATGAGGTAAGGCAAAAGATAAAATATGGCAGCCTGGTGGTTATAAGAGATAGGGATGGTGTATTAAATGTGGAAAAGGTGGATAAGACATATCCCTATCATTGCCATATGCAGAGCGGACACAGTTACACATGGGGCGAGATGGTGCAGTTTGATAGATTAGGGAGAATACAGAAACAAAGGGGGAGTAAATATTGCATTCGGTAATTCGATACCCGGGCAGTAAGGCGCGGCTGGCGGACTGGATCATCAGTCACTTCCCGGGTCATCGCAGCTATTTGGAGCCGTTCTTAGGTTCTGGAGCTGTCCTATTTAAGAAGCCCCGGAGTCTTATCGAGACGGTCAACGATCTGGATGGGGAGGTTATCAACCTGTTCGAGTGCATTCGGAAGGACCCAGAACGTCTGGCATGGGAAATCTATAACACACCGTATGCAAGGGAGACATATGAGGCAGCAGATGAGCCAGTAGACGCCTACAGTAGAGCGATAAAACTCTGCATCCGGGCAAATCAAGGTTATGGTTTTAGGACGACTGGATCGCCAACAGGCTGGAAAAGGGATGTGTGCGGACGAGAAAAGGCGTATACGGCGTGGGATTGGTGCCGCCTGCCGGATGCCGTCACGCAGGCGGCAGATCGGCTGCGGGGTGTACAGATAGAGTGTATGGATGCGGTTACACTGATCCGGGGTTACAATCACCCAAACGTGTTGATTTATTGCGATCCTCCGTATGTTCTTAGCAGCAGGACGGGAAAGCAGTATAAGCATGAGATGAGTGATGCGGATCATGAGCGGTTGCTACAGGCGCTTTTGCAGCACAAAGGATCGGTGTTGATAAGCGGCTATGACAATGAGATATATCGAGATATGCTTCGGGGCTGGCATCTGGAAACAAAAATGGAATACTGCCGGGCGAATAAGCAGCGGGAAGAATGTCTCTGGATGAATTTTGAGCCGTCGGGACAGTTAAGAATGTTTTAGACAGGTTGAAAGGAGCGATGGACGATGAAAAGCATGAAAGAACGCCAGGAGCTTATCTGGCAGGCGCTCCTTGATGGGAGAAAGAAGCGCGTGAGCGAGATTGCGGAGCTGATTGATGAAGAGCCGACATACACCCGCAACGCCCTGCAGAAGATGTTAGAGGCTGGGAGGGTGGAAGGAATGATGAAGATAAAGATCACACCAAGAAAACCGGACGAAGTCGGCGGTTATCTTATGATGCCGCTAGTGGCAAACGTGCCAAATGGGCGCAAAGGCTGGAAGATAGTTAAGTGCCCGGAATGCGGGGCGGCGTGCTGGTATAGACCGGAACAGGAGCAGGTAAGGGCGATAGCAGTATGTACAATGATAAATGGAAACTGGCGATCGCCATCAAGTGTTTTGGCGGTCGCCGGTCGAATTGTTATTTTGCATGTTAAGGAGCGGAAGATGAGATTTAAGAAAGGCGATGTCATAAGACATTTTAAAAGAGAGATGCTTACAAAAGAGCAGATCGAAGAAAATGGAGCTTTGTTTACATATGAGTTTTTGGGAGTCGCAGAGCATACGGAAACAAAAGAAAAACTGGTGTTATACAAGGCTTTGTACGATGGCGAGTCAATAGGGTTACCTGTGAAAAAGGGGGACATATTTGCACGACCGTATGATATGTTTTTTAGCGAGGTAGATTATCAGAAATACCCTGGCATAAAGCAGAAATATAGGTTTGAATTTTAAATCCAAAAGGAGAATAAGATGAAAGTAAAAAGAATGATTAAGTGCGATGTTGATACTTTTAAGGTCTGAGACATCATCAAAATCAGACTTACGGATGGTGTGAAAGTACAGGCTATGGCTATGCAGCAGGAGAGGATGGATGAAAAATGAAGCAGCCGTATGAACAGGGAAAAAGGATGAATTTATTGCATGGCCTTTATGATGAGCAAATGGGGCAGCAGGTGCCGGGAGTTTATTCCTATGCAGAAATAGGCAGAATGATAGGACGTTCCATTTCGGCGGTCAAGCTGGCGGACGATGAGGAACGGCTGATTGCCGGACGTTATCGGATACTTCCGGATCCCATCCTGGAAGAGTGGGACAAGGCGAGATTCAGGATCTTGTACCTGACGGGGAGAATAGATATTGTAGAGTATGAAATGGTCGGGCGTATCGTATCGAGAGATAAAGATACAGGAAAGGGGTACAGGTAAGGGTGAGCAATATATCAAAAGGAATAAAGGATACTATGTGGCACTTCCTTATGCAGGGGACACATATCTTTACAAACGAGGATATAGAAGAGTTGACGGAAGCAGTAAACAGACTTATCAAAATGACAACACAGAAAACGGCAGGGCAAAGACGAAACACAACACACATAAATTGGGAAACTTTGGATATGGAATTTATGAGAATTGTGTGCTATGCAACAGCACTAGTATTATCGGGGAGATTGGAAGAGTTAAGAAAATTTGAGGGAGGTGGTACCATTGGACAAACGGATATTGGAGCAGTACATAGATGCCTGCGCCCAGGTCAAGGAGACAGAAGCAGAGTTGGAAAGGATTAGGAGAGTAAAAAAGCAGCAGGAGCAGGATATTGTCAAAGGCTCATCACATGATTTTCCATATACGATGCAGACGTATCGGATTGAGGGACTTGCGTATGCATCGTTGTGGAAACCGGGAGAAGAGGATCGCCTGGAAGAGGTGTTGAAAGAGCGTCTGCGGAAAGCGGCGCGGATAAAACAGGACGTGGAAGTGTGGATCAATACGATTCCGGTGCGGATGCAGCGTATTATCCGGTATCGGATTTTTGAAGGAATGACATGGGAGCAGGTAGCTATACGCATGGGGCGCGGGGCGACTGGAGATAGTGTAAGAGTAGAATATGTAAGATTTATGAATGTTAGTTAAAAGTTTGTTCGTTTTGTTCGCAATGTTCGTTTTCAAAGTGTTATAGTGTATCATGAAGCTAAAGGCTTATAGCTGACAGCTTCAACGGACACGCTTGCAAGAGCGTTGAATACTCCTCCGTATATACTTTAATCCTCGCTGGACAGTGACCCCGGCGGGGAACCCCCTGGGGCATAGCTCAGTCGGTTAGAGCAGCTGGCTTATATCCAGCGTGTCGAGGGTTCGAGTCCTTCCGTCCCGATTTGGCGGTTGTTTGGCGGAGCAACACGCCGATCCACTTGTTTTGTGGTTCATGGTAATAAAATACCCTTTCGAGAATGGCACCTGTCGTTAGATGGGTGCTATTCTATTGCAAAAACATAATATTTCTTTGCATAAATATATTGACATATGGTATACCCTATGATATAATATATAATGTAGGGAGGTAAAATACAGATGAGAGGCAAAAGCCGAAAAAGAAAAAAGTCCGATAGCAAGATAAAAGCTTGGCTGGCTGAACTGCTAAAGGACTTGATTGCAGGAAGCATCCTGCTGATGATTCAAAAGCTACTTGAGTAGCGGGGAGGGGCGCAAGCCCTTCCTTTAAGACAATAATAACACACTCATCTGTATAAGACAAGAATGAAAGAATTGGTTAGGAGTTCATTGTCTATTTTAGCGGCGTTCTTCTTCGCAAGAGCCGGGTATCTTGCAATCAAAATGCTGGTCTATTTATGGAGGGAACATTATGCCAAAAGGTAATCCGAGCGCCCAGACGATCGCGTCTGAAAAGTACCAGAAGAAAGCCGGCTATATGGCAAAAAGTTTTAAGTTGAAACGTGATATCGTGGAACAGTTTGAAGAAACCTGCCGGGCAGCAGGAGTCAGCCAGGCGGCACAGATTACAAAGATGATGAACGAATTCATCGAAGAACAGAAAAAGAATAGTTAAGACATGAGGGCATCCGGAAGCGGGTGCTCTTTTCTTATGCCGGGAGGTGATGTGATGATATATAAAAGATGCCCGCACTGTAAAAAAAGAGTGCCGGCAGGAGAAAAATGTGGGTGTGGGTATAAACGGGAGTATGCACCGCCAGAAAAAACGAGGAGGCTGTATCACTCTGCTAGATGGCAGAAGATAAGAGAGACAGTCATGGGATTTTATTCTGGCATCGATCCATATGCACAGAAGCATGGAAGAATTGAATATGCTTTTACAGTCCACCACATCGTACCGGCAAAAGAAGATCCGGATCGCTTCTGGCATTTGGATAATCTCATTCCTTTGTCCAGAGCATCGCATGATGAGGTGCATGGACGCTACAGGGCATCGGATGAGGAGAAGAGGAAAGCACAAGAGGAGCTTCGAGCGCTTTTGAGGCTTCCTGATTGGGCTGCCCAGGGGGGCGCGGAAAAGTAGCGGTATTTCAGCCGTAGACCGCTGCTCCCCTCTTCTTTTCGCAAATTTCCCTTTTGGGGGTCAAAAAAGGAAGGTGATGATATACATGGCCAATAACAGAAAGGTGCTGCAGATTAGCAGCAAACACAGGACAAGGGCTGAGAAGGCTCAAAGAGAATATGAGGAATCCTTGGTGCAGTCGGATGGCATCGATCTGGATGATGTGAGCGCATCACAGTTTGTAAATACGACCGCACGGAAGGAATACGGGCGTGCACTAAAAAGACTGCGTGAGGAAGTTGGCATGGTTGGCAATCTTAATAAGTCGGATCTGCTTAATTACGCAAACAGCTATGGCCGGTATATGGATCTGGTAAAAGAAGTCCGGAAGAAAGACTTTACCTACATCATTGAAACCAGAAGCGGGCCGAAGCCGAACCCGCTGATTAAGATGATGGATGAAGCCAGGAGGGATATGGCAGAGTCTTCCAGAAGGTTAGGAATGACATTGGACGGACAGCTCAAAGCAGCACATGTTAAAGCAAGCAAGGAAGAGGAAGAGTTAAAGAGAGTCTTCGGTGATTTCTGATGACGAATAAAGAAGAACTTATAAAGTATTGCAAAGATTGCATCTCTGGTGCAATCCCTTCCTGTAAAAAGCATGTGTGGGCCTGCCAAAGATTCCTATCCGATTTAGAACGAGTCGGAACACCAGATTTCCCTTACATTTGGGATGAGAAAAGAGCGGAAAAGATTGTAAAGTGGTTCTCCCTTTTGAGGCACTCCAAGGGAGCCTTGTCCGGAACGCCGATTTATCTGACCGCCTGGCAAAAGTTTAGAGAATGCCAGATTTATGGCTGGATTCACAGGGAGACTGGAAAAAGACGATTCCGGAAGGCATTTACAGAGGTTGCCAGAAAGAATGCCAAGTCTCAGATGGAAGCCGGAGAAGCTCTGTATGAGATTGCGATAACATCATCTCAGAACCACGAGGTCAACGAGGTGTATACGGCGGGCGTAAAGAGAGATCAGTCAAAGATTGTATTCAATGAATGCGATTTGATGACACGAGGAACTCTGATTCGTCCTAAATTTAGCTTTAAGAATGACTGCATTGAGCATCTTAAGACAGGATCCTTTATCAAGGCGCTGTCGAAAGAGGACGGAAGGTCGGGTGATGGAACAAACCCGGCTTTCTTGATTATTGATGAGTATCATCAGCATCCAACGACTGACTTTTATGACCTGGCCCTTGGTTCCAACACGAAAGAGCCTTTGACCTCCATCATTACAACGGCCGGAAAAGATTTGACATATCCATGCTATACGCAGGAATATGACTACTGCACAAAGCTTCTGGATCCGAATGTAGATGTGCATAACGAGGAATATTTTGTGGATATCTGCGAGGCGGAGCCTTGTGATGACATTGGTTCGGAAGAAACCTGGAAGAAAGCGAACCCGATTAGAGCCTTCTTTCCGGAAGGCTTGCAGAAAATCAGGGCAGACTATGAAGTGGCCAAAGAAATTCCTGAAAAGATGATCGCATTCCTAACAAAGATACTCAATATGTGGGTACAGGCCAAGGAAAATGGCTACATGAACATGGAGAAATGGAAGGCCTGCGAAGTAAAGGAGCTTCCGATAGACATCAGGAACCGGCCCGTATACGTAGGATTTGATATGTCGTCCAAAATTGACCTTACATCGGTTGCTTTTATTATTCCATATCAGTCGGATGAGCTGGATGCACAGCAGAAGCGTGTGGTCAAATACGTATTATGGACGCATTCTTTTATTCCGACCTACGACAAACTGAGGGAGCACATCATAAAAGATAAGATGCCATATGATGCATGGGAACGACTTGGATATTTGACGTTGACCAATACGCCGATTGTGGATCAGAACTTTGTCATGAAGTACGTGCTAGATGAATGTGATAAGTACAATCTGGATATACAATGCTTGTGCTTTGACCCGGCGAATGCATCAAAGATCATGATGGATCTGTCCGATCAAGGTCATACAGTTGAGGAAGTCTACCAGAGCCACAAATCGCTAAATGAAGCAACACAGGGATTCAGGGAGCAGGTATATGCCGGAAATGTGGCATATACGCATAACCCGCTTCTGAACTACTCGATGTCAAATGCAGTAACCAGAACAAGCAACGGATTGATAAAGATTGATAAGGATGCCAATACAAAACGAATTGACCCGGTCGATGCGACATTGGCTGCCTTCAAATTGGCTTTATATCATGATTTTGAGATAGAGAACATGAATGATTATGTGACGCGTTTTTTAGAGGAGATTGGATAGATGGGATTTTTTAGTGCAATCAAACGGATGATGAGAAATGAGATTGCCGCAGATGTCTCCCAGAATAATGGATTTGATAAGCTTGCAGAGTGGTGGGGGATTGATCAGGCTAAACCGAAAGCAATCAACGAGACGACCTACTTTACATGCTTAAAGGTCCTGTCTGAGACGATGGGAAAAATGCCGCTTAAATTTTATCAGGAAGATGAGAGCGGAGGAAGAGTTCGGGCACCGACTAACGATGCGGCTGATATGCTGATGCACCGACCGAATCCGTTCATGTCTCCGGCAACCTTTTGGTCAGTGCTGGAGGCAAACTGCGAACATTACGGCAATGCTTATGTATGGATTCAGACAACGTATGTCAAAAAAGGACGGTATGGCGGTGATATTGTGGTAAAAGGGTTCTGGCCAATGCAGTCAGAATGCGTAGACGTTCTGATGGATGATGCCGGAATATTTGGATCAAAGGGCCAGCTGTATTATCACTATACAGACCCTAAGACCGGACAGGACTATGTATACCGTCATGACAGTGTTCTGCATTTTAAAACCTGGCTAACCTGGGACGGAATTATGGGAAAATCGGTGCAGGACATCCTAAAGACTACGGTCGGAAGTGCTGGATATTCTCAGTCCTACTTGAATGAGCTGTACAAAAGCGGCATGACTGCATCCAGTACGCTGCAGTACACAGGAGAACTTGATGATAAGCTCCGGGCAAAGCTGCAAAAAAAGTATAATGACCTGCTTACAGGAGTCAAAAATGCGGGAAAAGTGGTGGCAATTCCGGTTGGATTTACACTGCAGCCCTTGACTTATAAGCTGACTGATGCTCAGTATTACGAGATGCGCAAATACACAGCACTCCAGATCGCAGCGGCATTTGGTGTCAAACCGAATCAGATCAATGATTACGAGAAATCCAGCTATGCGAACTCAGAAACGCAGCAGCTGGCTTTTTTAGTTGATACAATGCTGTTTCGGCTCACGATGTATGAACAGGAGATTAACTACAAATGTTTGACACATAAAGAGCGGTCGGAAGGATTTTTGTTCAAATTCAACGAAAAGGTCCTCTTGAGAGCAAACGCTGAATCACAGATGCAGGTGATTACTTCAGCTATACAGAATGGCGTTTACACGCCAAACGAAGGCAGACATTATCTGGATCTTCCGTCAAAGGAGGGCGGAGATATATTGATTGTAAATGGTAACTATGTTCCACTGACTTCGGTCGGCGCGGCATATGGAGTGAATGGGAAAGGAGGAAAGGAATAGTGGTTTTAAAAATAAATGGCGACATTGTGGGAAATGACTGGAAAGAGATCTATGACTGGTTTGGAATCGAATGTTCCACGCCTGGAGATGTCCAGAAGGCACTGGCAGAGCTGCCGAAGGGCGACCGCCTGCAGGTGAAAATCAATTCCGGAGGCGGTGAGGTCATGGCTGGGCAGGAAATGTATTCTATGCTGCGGAACCGAAATGATGTTGATATCGAAGTGGAGTCAATGGCAGCATCCGCTGCTTCAGTGATTGCGATGGCAGGACACAGTACCATATCGCCGGTTGGAATGCTGATGATTCATTGTGTATCAGCGGGCTGTGTGTCCGGAAATCATCAGGATATGGAAAAGATGGCGGAGAAGCTTCGAACTTACGATGAAGCACTTGCAAATGCGTATGTCGTAAAGACTGGGAAGCCAAAGAATGAGATTTTGCAGCTCATGAACAAGGAAACGTGGCTGACGGCCGAAAGGGCGGTCGAGCTTGGATTTGTGGATGCTGTTGCGGTAGATGCCCCTTCATTTACCAATGCGTGTAGCATGATGGCGGTAACGCCTGAGATGCTGAAAGAATTCCAGGATGCAAAGGCAAAAGAAAAAGCCCTGGAAGAAGAAAAAGAAAATCTGTTAAAAGACCTTGATTTATATGGGGTGTGAAAGGAGATAAAGTATGAATGAGAAATTACTTAAACTGTTAAACCAGATCAACGCACAGAAACAGAAAGTAGTAGACCTGGCAAATGCCGGAAAGCTGGAGGAAGCAAAGACGGTCAAGGAAGAGCTCCAGAAGATGCAGAACAAATTTGACCTGTTAAAAGATGTTCTGGATCAGGAACCGACAGCGGATCCGACCAATCAGCGCGCAGATCCGTCTGGAATGCATCTGGTAAATATCAATAAGAATCATGCAGTTCATGAGTTCGCAGATGCGGCGCGTCATTATTTTAAAAATGTGAAAGCGAATACGGAAGGAACGAATGCGGATGGCGGCTACACAGTTCCGGATGATATCAAAACAGAGATCGACCGTTATAAAGAAGCAAGATTTTCAATGGAGTCTCTGGTAGATACGGAGTCTGTATCTACAGATAGCGGCCGCCGCACTTACCAGTCGAGAGCAGATCACACTGGATTTGCTCAGGTTGCTGAGGGCGGAAAGATTGCGAACGTTGCAGGACCGACCTTTGAGGTAATCGATTACACAATCAAGAAATATGCAGGCTGGATGCCGGTAACCAGTGAATTGCTGGCAGATTCGGATGCCAATATTACAAATACGCTGATCCAGTGGCTGGGCGAAGAGGATATTGCCACAAGAAACCGTCTGATTCTGGAAGTCCTGCAGAGTGATGCGGCTACAGAATTAAGTAATCTGGATGGAATTAAAAAGCTGCTCACAGTGACGATTGGCTCTGCTTTTGCTGGAACATCTAAGATTGTTACAAATGATGATGGTTTAAACTGGATGGATACTTTAAAAGACACGAACGGCAGGTACCTCTTAAAGCCGAACATGGATCCGACCTCCCCGATCAAATATCAGCTGGCTGTAGGAGCCACAAATGTTCCGCTGGTGGTAATTCCGAACGCTATTCTTAAATCGAATGTGACAACAGCAAAGAAGAGAGGAATCCCGATGATTTGCGGCGACCTGAAAGAAGGTGTTAAGATTTTTGACCGTCAGAAGCTTTCTATTCTGGCATCAAATGTGGCATCTGTAACTGGTTTCAATGCGTATGAGCAGGATATGACCCTGTTCCGTGGCATTCTGCGTATGGATGTCAAAGCAAAGGATAAGGCGGCGTTTAAAAACGGTGTAATTACGGTGGATGATGCCACTGTATCCGGATCATAAGGAGTGATGAGTGATGGAACTGGAAGATATCAAAAGTTACCTCCGAATTGACGGAGACGAAGAGGATAGCCTGCTTCGGACTATGATAGATGCCGGAAAAGAGTTTATCCGGTCGGCGGTTGGAGAGTATGATGATACGGATTCGACCGCCCAGGTTCTCCTGGCGTCTGTTGTGCAGAATATGTATGATAACCGGGAGCTGATGCAGTCAGAGCAGCAGGTCAAGAAGCGGATCGAGTATACCTTCCAGTCCATGATTCTGCAGCTCCAGATGAAATATAGCTTAAAGCAGGAGGAGGCGGAGAGTTGAGTCAGGTTAAAGGAATCAATCCCGGAAGGTTAAATCGGCGTATTACAATTATGCGCTATCAGGCGATTGAAGATGAACTTGGTAATCAGGTACAGCAGCTGGTTCCACTCAAGTCCTGCTGGGCTGAGATTCGGCAGATAAGAGGGAAAGAGCAACTTGAATATTACAAAAATGTTAATGAGCTAGTGTATAAAATTACACTTCGGTATACGGATGTGACGGAAAAAGATGTTGTGGTGTACAAAGGACGGCAGTTCCAGGTTAATTATCCCAACAATCTCATGGAAGACAACCGTTATATAGAACTCATGTGCACAGAATCAAAAGATCATGCAGTAAAGGAGGCGGAAGGTGGCTGATGTAAGTTATGCGGACGTTATCCGTACTGTAAATGATATTTTGAAAGTGAACTATCCGGAAATTACAAGATACGGCAATGATACCGTGGATAAAGCGGTACCGCCGTATTTTTTTGTTGAGTGTATTCCGGCGGGGGTAAACCGGCAGACGAAAAATATGATGAATAAGTCCTGCAGCGTCATGATTACGTATGTGCAGAGAATCTCCAACCAGGTGGATAACCTTTTCAAAGCGGAAAAAATAGGGGAAAAGCTGGGGATGAATCTCTGCGTGAATGACAGACAGCTGCAGGTACATCGATATGCGCACGAATATATCGGGGAAAAGAACAATATTTTGCAGATTTCGTTTGCACTGGACTGGTGGGAAAGCACACAGAAGCCTCCAGAAGAGGAAATAATGGAACATTTACATGCCGAGCTTACGGCGAAAGGAGAATAAATGGCTAAGTTATTATCACCAAGTATTTCGATCACGTTCGTAGAAAAGGCAGCGAGCATGATTGAGCGGGGATCAAGAGGAATTGTTGCGCTGGTGCTCAGAGATGCCAGCATCAAAGGAGAGCCGGAAGTTTATACCATCCGGGATGTGACGGGAATTCCGGCGGGATGGTCAGAGGCAAATAAGCAGTACGTCAAGGACTGCTTGAAGGGGTACAGCACTGCGCCGCTGAAAGTGATTGTTTACGTGATGCCGGCAACGGAAGAGGCAGAGCAGCTGTATACGGATATGCTGAGTTATCTGGAGACAGAAACCTTCCAGTGGCTTGCGATTCCGACGGTTGAGACGGACGGAAAAACCAATGACATTGTTTCGTGGGTTAAAACGCAGCGCGAGAACGATAACATGATCAAGGCGGTTCTGCCGAATGCGGACGCGGCGGATTGCGAAGGAATCATTAACTGGGTCTCCACGCTTTCGTATGAGGAAACTGTAAGCAGCGATGGCAATAATACGACGGTAACTGTTAAAAAATACACACCGGAGCAGGGAACACCGAGAATTGCAGGTATTCTGGCGGGAACTGATATCACAATCTCGGCAACTTACGCACCGATGAAGGATTTCAGTGATACATCGCGTCTGAATAAGAGCGAAAGGGATACTGCCGTAGGTGCAGGAAAATTAATCGCTTTATGGGATGGTGAGAAAGTGAAACTGGATCGGGCGGTTACGTCGTTTGTGACTACGACAGGGAATAAAGGGGACTCTTTCAAGAAAATTAAGCTGGTTGAAGATATGGATATGATTAAGACGGATATCCAGTCCACGATCCAGGATGATTATATTGGCAAATATGCAAACAGCTACGATAATAAGTGTCTTCTGATTACGGCGATCAATGGATATTTCAAGACACTTGTAAGCGAGGGCGTGATTGAATCAGGTACGGCAGAGGTTGACATTGAATCCCAGCGAACCTATCTGGAAAGCTTGGGAAAAGCGGTCACGGTAAATGGATTCACCAAGAAGCCGGACGAACTGTCGGATGACGAGGTTAAGGTGGCCAATACCGGTTCTCATGTATTTTTAAAGGCTACGGTAGTGCTTACTGATGCCATCGAGGATGTGAACCTGACAATCAATGTGTAAAAGAGTTGCGGTATCGCAACGGAAAGGAGCAGTATGAAAGAATTTGAATCAAACCGCACAATCAACGGCAGTTATGGAGAGGTGTGGCTGGATGATGACTATCTTGGAGAGATTGAATCCGGAAAAGCAGAGGTTGATATTACATACACGGATATCCAGATGGCGCGCCGTATTATCAACGGCAAGAAAATGACAAAAGCAGAGGGAAAAGGTTCTATCAAGCTGCATCATGTCCGCAGTAACATCGCGAAAAAAATGTCTGATGCAGTAAAGAGTGGAAAAACTGCCAGCTGCAAAATTATCATGCGTCTGGCCGATCCGGATGCCCTGGGCGAGGAGCGGGTGGTCTTATATGGATGCAAATTCAGCAAGGCCACACTGATGGACTGGGAAGGTGGAAAAGTAACGGAAGAATCCTATGATTTCTCTTTTGAGGACTGGGATTTCTTAGATTCGATTATCGCATAGGAGGATACAGAACAATGGCAATTTTATCAATTGAAACACTTATGAAACTCGACCGGAAACTTGTGGAAGAGGTACCGACCAAGGAAGTACGCGCAAAGCATTTATCCAAGCTCATGGGACAGGATGTCAGTGTAAAAATTAAAGCATTGTCCGGCGAAACTTATGTAGGTCTGCTTGCAACGGCAACCAACAAGAAAGGCAATGTGGATCCGGCGAAAACCTATAAGGCACAGACGCTGATTGTTGTGGAGGCGATGCAGGAGCCGTCTTTAAAGGATAAGGAGCTGCAGAGCCATTTCGGCGCCGTATCACCGGCAGATCTGGCACGGATCCTGTTTCCGGGTGGAGAAATGACCTCTGTATTTGGAGAGGTGGCGGAGCTTTCCGGATATGGAGATGATGAAGAAACGGATGAAGAGGTAAAAAACTCGTAGATACCGACGTTGATTTCCAACTGATGTTTTATCTTTTTTGTAATCACGACTGGGCACCGTCGGTATATTTTGATGCACACGAGTCAGATAAAAGAGTGATCCGCGCCTTTGCAAAAATGGAAGCCGAACTCGTTAAAGAGCTTCGGAAGAAGATAAATGGAGGAAAGTGATGATAAGGCTTGAATTTGATGGCACGGATGAGTTGATAGCAGATATGCAGAAACTGGTATCTGATTATCCAAAAGAGGCTTCGGATGCGCTGTTTGAAGTGGCAGAAAATTTTAACGAAGATGTTAATGCAAAGATGCCGGGCAGTTACGGAAATAAAATAAGAAAATGGAAAATTGCAGGAGCCAAGGAAGGGATCAGCTCGTTTGTAACGAGCACCAACCGGGCTCCTCATTTTCATTTGGTTGAGAATGGACATGAAAAATACGATTTTCACGGGCATTATACAGGCGGATTTGTTCCGGGACGGCATTATGCAGAGCGGACGCGTCAGGAGTACCAAGAGAAATATCCGGAGCTTATATCCGGGAAAATTGAAGAGATGTTGAAGAAACACAATCTTTGAAAGGGGGCAGGGATAAGTGGCCAAAAAAGATGTAGATGTACGGTTTAATTTGATAGACAATTTTACGGCGTCTTTTAATAAAACGATCGGAACCCTGACTGCCGGCACGAAAAAAGCACAGAATGCTTGGAAAAGCGTGTCAAAATTTGGAGACAGCATTACCGGCATGGGAACTAAAATGTCTGCCGTTGTAACTGCCCCTCTCGTAGGCCTGGGCGCGGCATCGGCGTCAGAATTTGGCAACGTGGACAAGTCCTTAAGACTGGTCCAGCAGACGATGGGTTCGACCGATGCACAGGCAAAAACGCTGGAAAGTGCGATCAAGTCAGCGGCGTCCAATTCGGTATTCGGAATGCAGGATGCCGCGGATGCGGCGCTTAACTTCGCCCGCCAAGGTTTCGATGCGGCGACGGCGGCCGATATGATCGCACCGGCAATGGATCTGGCAGCCGGAACAGCCACAGACCTGGCTACGGTTACCGGCGGCGTCGGTAACGCATTGAAGATGTTTTCGGATCAAGGACTGAAAGCAAATGATGCAGCGGACATGCTGGCGAAAGCGCAGGCACAGGCCAATACCACGGTGCAGGATTTATTTGATTCGATGTCGGTTGCCGGTCCAATGTTGGATTCGGTTGGATGGAGTTTTAAGGATTTGGCTGTTATTACGGATGTATTTGGTGATGCAAGTATATCTGGTTCGGAAGGTGCGACGGCAGTTAAAACAGGCTTGGCAAGATTGGCAGCACCGGTAAAAGAAGGCGCCGATGCTATGAAAAAACTGGGACTCAGCTTTTTCGATGCCAACGGAAAAATGGATGATATGCAGACCATGCAGAAGAAACTACATGATTCTTTTGCTGGGTTAAGCGATAAAGAACAGATGGCGGCAGCGTCGGCTATATTTGGTAAAAACCAGATGGGAAAATGGATGACGCTGATCAACCAGTCTCCGGATACGTTTGCGAAATATGCGGCTGGACTGGATGGAGCTGCTGGTTCGGCAAATAACATGGCGAGCGCATTACTGTCGGGTCCCGGCGGCGCGGTTGAAAAATTGAAATCATCGTTTGATGTGTTTAAGTACACAGTCGGTGATACGGTGGCGAATGCGGTAACACCGTTTGTTGAGAAAATAACAGCGCTGCTTGATAAGTTTAACAATATGGATGAGGCGCAGCAGAAGCAGATTGTTAAATGGGCGGCGATGGCGGCGGCAGTTGGACCGGGACTGATGATGTTTGGAAAAGTCGTGTCTACGGTCGGAAAGGTTGGAGTGAGCCTAAATAAAGTTGTCGGAATCGCTTCCAAGGCGGCAGGTGGTTTTAAAGCCTTACGTACAGGAGCAGGATTGGTGCAGGCTGGAATTGCAGCATTAACTTCTCCGGTCGCGTTGGTTTTGGCGGCGATCGCGGCGCTGATTGTCGTGATTATCTCCATCAAAACGCATTTTGATGTGTTTAAGGCGGCTTTGAATTCAACGTCTCCTACGTTTCAGCGTTTAAAAACTAATATTCAGAAATTAATGGCCACGATTCAGCCACTTATTAGCAAAGTGCAGGAAGTTGCGCCGGTATTCATGAATGTCTTTGGCTCTGTGATTGCAGGTGCGTGTGGTACAGCACTTTCCATTTTGGGAGCACTATTAGCTGGAGTAACTACGATAGTAACTGGAATTATAGAAACAATTCAGGGCATTATCATGTTTGTGACAGGACCTTTTACAGGCGATTGGTCAGCCGGATGGAAAGGTGTGCAACAGATATTTAGCGGAATATGGGATGTCATAAAAGGAATAATAGAATCAACAATAGGAATACTTGGCAGTCTGGCAGATAGCGTTAAAGGGTTACTTGGATTGGGCGGAGAAAAAAGTTCGGCATCCGGCAAGGTGCCCGGAAGGGCGGTCGGTGATCGCTCCTGGCGTGGCGGCTTGGTACAGGTCCATGAACGAGGCGGCGAGATTCTGGATCTCCCACGTGGCACAAGGATCTATCCTCATGACGTATCGATGCAGATGGCAAAGGCATCTGCGGGGCAGTCGATCAGCATTCCCAAACTTGCCGATACCATTGTGGTTAGAAAAGATGAAGATATTGACCGCATAGCGGATACTTTGCTTAAAAAAATCAAAGTAGCATCCGGAAATATGGGGGGTGTGAGCATTGCTACAAATATGGCTTAAGGGCGGCGGAAGTCGAATACGGATTCCGGTAGTGCCCGCCGAGTATACCGTAACATCGGAGCAAGATAACACATCCGTTACCGTGTGCAATCTTGGTGAGGTTACGCTGCGGGGCAAGCGGAAGCTGCAGCAGATCAGCTTTTCCAGTTTTTTTCCGAGACATTATGACTCTGGCTATTGTGATGTGCGTTCGAAAAGTCCAATCACTATGGTAAAAAAAGTTGAAAAAATGAAACGCGCCGGGAGTGTGAAACTGATTATTACCGGGATCCTGTCTATGAAAGTGACCATCGAATCGTTCGAATGGGGCGAGAATGATGGAACTGGGGATATCAGCTATACGCTTAGTATGAAGGAATATCGGACGGTCAGCATCCCGGCATCAGTGTTGGTGAAAGAGCAGCCAGCACAGCCAGCGGCGGCCGGGGGTGACGGGGGAACATCTGGAAGGGATCAGCCGGAGACAACTGGAACACAAAGCTACACAGTCAAATCTGGTGACAGCCTGAGTGCTATTGCCAGAAAACTGACCGGATCAACCAACTGGCAGGCGATTTATGAGCAAAACAAAGCTGTGATCGGCAGTAATCCAAATATGATTAAGCCGGGGCAGGTACTGACGATACCGGGGGCAAAGATATGATTTTACAGTTGATTAAAATGCAAGAAAATATGCAGTATGATATCTCGAAAGCAGTGGATTCTGTCACGTGGTCTGGCAGTGTTTTGAATGCTGGCCGCTCTGTAGAATTTGCGTTGTTAAACGATCCATATGACCCGAGTCTTAAAATTCCCGCCGTTTGCACAGGCGATTATATTGCATTGTCTGATGGCGATGAATTGTTTTACGGACAGATTTTTAACGTTGAGCGGTCAACTGCGATCGGTACGATCACCTATACAGCTTATGATATCATGAAAAATCTTCTGGAGTCCAATGGACGTTACAATTTTAAAAATCTAACTCCGGAAGCGATTGCAGAGCAGGTACTTGCGGACATAGAGGTACCGTATAATCATCTGGAGCCAACTGGGATCAACATCAAGTCGATGATTTGTGACTCGTCGCCGTATTATGACATCATCCTGGGGGCTTATACACAGGCCTACCGCATGACGGGCAAGCGATACCTGCCGATGATTTGGCAGAGGAAGTTTGGCGTGTGGCCAGCTGTCTATACGGTAGGCAATTTTACTTTGTCTGATGAGTCTAATATCACAGCGGCCTCACTGTCAGAGAGCATGGATGGAATAAAAAATGTCATAAAAATTTATGACGACAAAGGCAACCAGGTCGGGGAGGTGTCGAACGATCCGAGCACGTATGTGTATGGAATTTTTGCAGATGTATACGAGCAGGAAAAGGGTGTGGATCCGACAACGGCAGCAAATAATATGCTCAAAGTAGATCCGGAACAAAAGATTACGATCTCGGCAGTCGGAGATCTTAACTGCCTGTCCGGGTACTCGGTCATAGTTAAGGATGCAGCCACAGGGCTGTCCGGGAAGTACTGGATCACCAGTGATAAGCACACGTGGCAAAACAATGTCCATACGATGGAATTAGAGCTGTCTTTTGAGCAGCTCATGGACGAGAAAGACATAGAAACAGAAGAGGAGGAGAAGGATGGCTGATACTTATGCGGAATTTGTGCAGATGATGAGAGAGCAAGGCGCGGCCAACAATGGACCATCGATTGAGTTGGCGGTCATGACGGGACCAAAGAGCTGTAAGATTGGCACGCTGCAGTTATCAGGCGAGGATCTATATATTCCGGATCGTCTCATGTCTCCAGCGTGTACGGGGGTCAAAGTGCCGGCTTTAAATAAGGATGCCAGTTCCTACTCCTCGCCGCTCAAAGCAGGAGACACCGTGGCAGTTTGCCGCTTGTCACAGACAGCATATCTCATTTTGCAGAGGGTGGTGAGTGGAGCATGAGCATATTACCAACATTTATGCAGACACAGATTGAGACGCAGACTCATACCTCTAGCGTAATCGAGGTACCTAAAGAGTACGGTCTTGATTTTGAGTCAGGACAGCTTACCGGAGAGATAGTCGAGGGCATCGAGGCGATAAAGGTGTGGATTTGGCTCTGCCTGCACACACAGCGCTTCCGGTACCCACTGTACTCATGGGATTATGGAGCAGACCTGGAGCAGTATATCGGCCAGACAGTAACTGAAGAGTTTCTAAATGCTGATTGCGAGGATGAGATAAGAGAGGCGCTGCTTGTGAATCCTTATATCGAGGATATTGAGGACTTTAAAGTATCCTTTGATAATGGATGCTTATACATCTCGTTTAAGGCTGTAACAAAATTTGGAGAAACGGGGGTGGAATACAATGTATGAGGATAAGACTTACAGCTCACTCTTGCAGGATGCGCTGAGCGACGTGGGCGGCGGAGTCCAGACGGGCGAGGGATACCTGGTGTATAATGCGTTGTCGGCTCTGGCTTATGAGCTTGAGAAACTGTATATCCAGATGGATTACATCACGAGACAGGGTCATGCGGACACTGCGGATCTCGAGGAACTAATAGAGATTGCAAAAGACCGCGGAATTTATCAGAAAAAAGCATCCAATGCTTATGTGTCTGTAAAGGGTAATGTTCCGATCCCTATCGGCACGAGATTCTCACTTAAGTCCTTTAACTACAGGATTGTCGAGGCTATCAATGACAATGTCTACACATACAAGGCGATGTGTGAGGAGGCTGGATCCGGACCGAACAACCTGACCGGCGAGATGATAGCAATCAACCATGTAGACGGCCTTGAAAAAGCAGAAATAACAGAAGTGCTTGTAAATGGCGAAGAGGATGAGACAAGAGATGCACTCTATGAGAGGTACCTTGCCAGCTTTACCTCAGAGTCATTTGGCGGCAATATTGCACAGTACAAACAATATGTTAATGCTATTGACGGAGTGGGAGGCTGTAAGGTGCAGCCGGTCTGGAACGGGGCTGGAACGGTCAAGGTAGTGGCGATTAGCTCCGAGTCTGGCGCTTGCTCAGAATACCTCATCAAGCAGATACAGGATGCAGCTTGCCCGGAACAGGGCACCGGGTACGGATTTGCACCGATTGACCATGATGTGACAGTTGAGTCTGTTGAGGCAGTAAAGGTCAATGTAATGGCCAAGATCTCCTACATGAGCGGTTACAATTGGAGCAGCCTAAAGGATGCTGTGACGGCCAAGATCTCCGGATACCTTAAGACTCTTGCATCCGAGTGGGCCGATGGCGATCCATTCACTAAGACGACGGTATACATCGCCAAGCTCCAGGCAGCCGTGCTGGATGTACCTGGAGTTGTAGATATTACAGAGACGCAGCTTAATGGAGCGGCATCAAATCTGATTCTTAACTGGAATCAGATCCCGGTAGTAGGTGAGGTGAGCACAGCGTGAAGATAGATACAATCAAATATTATCCGCCACACGTCCAGAATATTGAGGAGTTTAAGCGGATTGCGGAAGTATACGACAAAAAGCTGCAGCTTGTCTGGGATCGCCTCGACCAGATGCAGACCAATAAAAGGTTTGACCAAATGGATGAAGAAGAATGCGAACATTGGGAGAGGATGCTTGGAATCAAGCTGACGGGTGAGGAAACACTGGATGACCGGAGACGAAATGTAAAGGGCATCTGGACTTCCGGACTTCCGTACACAGCAAAGAAATTCACAGAAGTTTTAGATGCAATGGTTGGTCCGGAATGCTATTTGCTGGACATCAATAAGAAAACCAAGACATTAAAAGTTGACCTTATGCTTGATGTAATCATGAAGGTTGATTACATCTACAACCTTATGCGGGCGATGGCGCCAGCTGATATGATTGTGATTGTGTCGATACTATTCAATCGGCATATAGCTCTCAAAACATATAAGAATAATGAATTAAGTGCATATACGAATCACGAGTTAAGAACATCGACAGTGTTTAAGAGAGAGCTTAACACGAACAAATATTTGCAATCATATACAAATCACGCTTTGTCATCATATATGCAAACTGCACTGATGAAAAAAAGAATAGGAGGCTAAAATGCTTAAAACAACTAAATATGAATTCGGAAAGCCAGAACAAAATGACTTCTACGACATTAACGTGCATAACAACAATATGGACGAAATCGAAAGAGCCCTGACGGAGTTTGACGACTCCGGTAAGGCAGAGGGGATCACAAGCTTTACAGACATGTTTACTAAGCTTGCTACAGGAAACAAACTGGCGGTTACTCTCCGCAACCTCAAAGCTGGACTGCAGTTTTGCCTGCATGTCGGATCGATCGTTAATAACTGTGTAACAGACAACGCAAGACTCCCTCTGTCAGCGGCGCAGGGCAAAGTGCTGATGGATGCAGTTACTAAGTTAAATAGCGAAATAGGGTATATCCAAAATTATGATATAGATACATTATCATCTCCATCTCAATTAACTCATTCTGGTTATTATCAATTTGTAAATTGTAGTTCAACAGTTAATGATAATGCATCCACTAAATTTACAGATTATCAAACTGGAGACTTTGTAGGCTTATTAATTACGCGTAATGGCTATGCTACTTCAGATGCAGGTTGCCAATGGGGTACATTTATCATTACTTCACCTAGATTCACAAATAAGTTTTGGATAGGTCGAATTTGGGGATATAAGTTCGTAAATTTCATTAAAATTGGATCATAAGTTCAGATTATGAGAACATGAAGATTTAATTGTGAAAAACTTCCCCTATTTTTTCCGCAAGCCGCTGGCTACTCTCCCATCCTCCCCTCTCTCCTATTTTTGTGTACAACAAAAAAGCTGCCATCTCTGCCAGCCTAAAAAATCAGTGTCGCTCTCCTACCTACGCTGCATATTTACGATAAGACTCTCTGACATTATCCTGTTTTATATTACAATAAATCAAAGTCGTCTCAATCTTGGTATGCCCCATCAGTACCATAACCTCTTCTATCCTCATGCCACGGTTTAAAAGGTCCGTGGCAAAAGTCCGGCGGAACCGGTGCGGATGCACATTCCCTACTCCTGCCCTTTTACCCAACATCTTTACAAGATACTGCACTCCCGCCACTGTCATGCGGCTATACGGCTTCTTCGCAGACGCAAAAAGCGGCTTCTGCGCCAGTTCTTCCATTGTCAGCCCCTCTTTTGCCATTCTCCACCTTAGATATCGGTAGAGATGAAAGCAAGCTACATCTGAGACATATAATCTCCTCTCCTTTCGTCCCTTACCCATAACTTTGAACTCCTGTTTGTATAAATCTATGTCTCCCACATTTAAGCTGCATAGCTCAGACACACGCACTCCCGTCGCATACAAAAACTCTATCAGTGCTCTATCCCGCGGACGCTCACAAGCGATCCGGAGGGCTTCCAGTTCCTGTGCCGAAAATGCCTTTTTGATAGTACTTTCGATCCGGAGTGATTCAATCCGCGCCACAGGATTATCTTTCACAAGGTTTTCTTTTTGCAGGAAGGTCCAGAAGCTATTTAGATACCGCATCCGCCCCTGCAGCGTAACCATACTGATTTTGTTCCGCTCCCGGAGCATTCCAAAGTACCAGCGCAGATCCATCGTAGTGATATCCTCAATATTCTTTCGCAGCGCGTTTCGGCAGTTAGTGATTTCCCGGATATACTGCGCCAGTGTATTATCCTGCCGCCCTGACACCTTTTTAGATGCCACAAATAACCGCATCTTTGCGGTGTCGCTGTCGGTGCCGGTCGCCTGGAGCTCATTCTTCTCTTCTACTACTCTCACATCGTGGAAATTGATGTACAGGACATTCTGCAGCTTGTCCAACTGCTCTTCATCCAAGCAATTACTCATTGCGTTTACCACATTCATTAATAACTCTTCTATCATATAAAATCTCTCCTTCCGATACTTTTAAGGTAACAAAAAAGAGAGATTCTGTAAAATTTTCTCAATGAAATCTTCATTAGATTAAATTGTTATTAAACTTTTAATGTTATTCGTCGGGCAGAAAATACTTCCACGTTCCATCTGAAAGTTGTATGCCGAATTTATTTGGGTTTGTTCGGTGTTCCCAATAAACTGCGATAATATTATCATTCCGGAGCGTTGCTTTTCTGGACAGATCGCTATTTTACTGTGTTATCCCCATTCGCTCCAATTATGATTGTAATCGTAATATCTATACATGATTTTTGAGCTGTGTATCATACATTGTGCGCGCTCAGCTTCCAAATTGCCGATTGTATTATTCCATACCCAGACCGTGATTAGTATGGACATTTTATTTTTAAAAAATGAGTTATAATTGGCTGCATTTGAATCCCAACCATCAAAAACGGTTAAGACGCTTTTTGCGATGTTTGGATTAATAACAGTTCCGTTACTTGAAATGGTATTTTTCAGGTCGCTATTTACTGTAATAAATATGTGATGATTTGACCACTTATATATCCTGATGAAATTGTCTTTTCAGGCATATTGGCGAATATTTTTCCACCACTTATTAGGATGGTTCCGTATTGTTTCAAGGTGGTAACGTTGTCATTTGTTCTAACGCTTCCGGGTGTTCGAACTTCAAGAGTATCGCTTAAATGTGCCAAAGCTGGGATATTTCTTAAGTCATCCGTTGCTTCACCGTAATATTTATCAAAATCATCAACAAGTACGTTAACCCTTATCACTACAAGTTTTCCGAAGATGAAAACTTCTATTCTTGAATAGGTTTTATTTATTTTGTCTCTGAAATAGGATACAGGAACAAAAAAAGCCTCGCTATTTAACTTGCTACAAGTGTATTCCAGGATTCCCAAGTGGTCGGGGTGTAGTTTATGTTTCTTCGAAAATAAATAGCTTTGTCACTCGAATCGGTTGAAATGGCAAATTGCGTGATCCAAGCGATCGAACTATTTCCAAGGTTGTTGGATGTGTTAAAGGTTATTATGATCCAATAGCCCTCAAACGGAAGATTTAAACCCGTTTTGCCTGTTTTGTAGATTCCACTCGCCAACATGTAATTAGCATTAGTGTGATATTGATATCTCGATTGAAAAGCAGCGCAAAAGCTATTTTCGCTACCACTTTCTTTTAGATGAGTGGAAGCCTCGCTATTTAAAAGAATATAGAAACAGAAAATACTAGGCCGAAAGGCCTTTTATTATATAAAAATCAAGAAAGAGAGGATAAAGAAATGGAAAAAATCAAAATCAAAAGCACTGGCCAGATGTATGGCATTGTGGGCATCCGGTCAGTAGGAGCTCATCTGCTACAGATTGACTTTGCTGGCAGTGTGCCGGATGCGTATGGAGATCTGGAGCTTTACACAGATGGAGGCATCCTTGCGACTACCTTGCCCGGATGGGAGACAGTCTACCGTACCGATGGCAAGACGGTTTATCTGTCTGATGATGGAAGCGTCTACATTCCACCTGTAGAGCCGGAACCGGTCACTCCGACAGAGCCGTACGTGCCTAGCTTGGGCGAGCTTAAGACCGCCAAGAAAAGAGAGATTAGCATCGCCTGCGAGGCTGCCATCTATGCCGGAGTTGATGTCAAGCTGTCGGACGGCTCGACTGAGCACTTTAGTCTGACGGAGCACGATCAGCTCAACCTATTTGGTAAGCAGGTGCAGCTTGCATCAGAAGCTACAGAGCTCGAGTACCATGCGGACGGCCAGCCATGCCGGTACTACACCGCTAAGGACATGCAGACCATCACATCCACTGCGATGGCTTACGTATCTTATCACACGACCTACTGTAATGCGCTCAACATGTGGATTAATGGAGTGGCAGACAAGGAGGAGTTGGGCAAGATCGTATATGGAGTTACTGTGCCGGATGAGTATCAGAGTGATGTCTTAAAGGATTATCTGGCAGGAGGCGATACAGATGCGAAACCTATTGTGTAAGTATCTATCACTCTTTGGCATTGGCGGTGTTCTCTATGTCTTGCTTGAGCATCTGTGGCGAGGATATAGCCATTGGACGATGTTTGTTCTCGGCGGTGTCAGCTTTGTGTTCCTGGGGCTTATCAATGAGATTATACCCTGGCAGATGTTACTCTGGAAGCAGATGCTCATCGGCACGGCGGGAATCACAACGCTGGAGTTTGTGACCGGATGCATTGTCAACCTCTGGCTTGGGTGGCATGTCTGGGACTACTCAGGCATGCCAGGTAACATTTTGGGGCAGATATGCCCACAATATACGATTCTATGGATTCTGGTTAGCCTGGCAGGCATTGTGCTGGACGACTGGATAAGATTCCTATTCTTTGACGAGGATAGGCCGCACTATAAGATTTAGGAGGAAATTTATGGCACTAAAAACAGTTAGTGTGATCATTAATGGGGTCACAACAGAATTGAAACTCAACAACCAGACAGGAAGATACGAGGCAACCGTCACAGCACCGAATAAATCTAGCTACAACGTCAATGATGGACACTATTATCCGGTAACAATCAGAGCGACGGATGTGGCGGGGAACGTAACCACGAAGACGGATGCAGATGCCACGCTTGGAGCGTCCTTGAAGCTCAAAGTAAAAGAAAAAGTTGCTCCGACGATTATAATCAGTAGTCCAACTGCTGGAGCTTATATCACTAACAACAAGCCGATAATTGTGTGGACAGTTACGGATGATGATTCGGGCGTTAACCCAGCTACAATCGGCATTACGATCGACAATGGCTCTAAAGTGACTGGTGAGGAGATCAAGAAAGAGACCGTTTCCGGCGGTTACAAATGCACTTACACACCGACTGCTGCTGTTGCAGATGGAAGTCATACGGTTAAGATTGATGCGTCTGACTATGATGGTAACGCAGCAACAGCGAAGACGGTCACATTTAAGATTGACACAGTGCCGCCGACTTTGTCTGTCACATCTCCTGCTGACAAGCGTGTCACAAATAAGACTGCTATCACAGTCACAGGTAAGACCAATGACGCGACATCCAGTCCGGTAACCGTGACAATCAAACTTAACAGCGGATCTGCTGAGAGAGTAGAAGTTGGAGCGAACGGATCATTTAGCAAGGATCTGACGCTGGCGGTAGGTAACAACACAATCACTGTAGTGGCCAAGGATTCTGCTGGCAAGAGTACGACTGTCACACGCACTATTGTTGTTGACCAGACAGCGCCTGTTATTAAATCCGTCACAATCACTCCGAATCCTGTGGATGCAGGCAGAACATATGTAATCAGCGTAGACGTCACCGATTGATAAGGAGGAACTATGGTTGTACGAGTCTACGGCAAGGTGGATGGTCACGATTTGATATTTTCAAAATGCAGTAATGGCACCTGGGACGTCCAGGTGCCGTACGATGAAGATGGAGAATATGTGGCCGAAATTGTGGCAGAAGACGAGGCTGGAAACATTGCATACATTGCGACACTTTTGTATGCAATTTTGAATGGAGAAATATGCTTTCACAAAATCGTAAAGAAATTTGAAATCGATGCTATGCCATTTAGATGGACCTTTGCTGCACAGGGTGGCGGATATGGTTTTTTAAAAATTGGCAGAGGGTATATCTTCGAGCTTAAGAAGCCAACCTGCAGAAAGGAGAAATGATGGTCAGATTTCTACTTGGAGAGGATAAATATGTTCGTTTCCTGATCCATTCCACGGTCGATGAAAGATTTGTCATTAAAGAAGCGAACTGGAGATTGCTTTTAAACGGAAAAGAAGAGTCTAGCGGGATGTGTGATGTCGAGCAAAAGGATGATTCTTGGGAAATTAGTTCGAAAATTAGCCCGATGCGGGTTAGCAGCTACTACAAGCTTGAATTAAAGGTTAAAATCAGAGACGAGACAATCATGCACAGAGAAGACGTTGAGGTGAGATGATGAGGATGGAGAAAGTTGCTCTAGTTCCAAATCCTGTGAATGCAAGAGCTAGATTTGTTGTGAGTGTTTCGCTTCCAATCAATCAATATGTCTCCAAATTCACCAACGCTCAACTTAAAAGCTATAAGAACGAAGATATGATTGTAGCGCATACGAATGCACAATTGAAATCAAAGCGAAATGTAGAGTTAGCACGACATCGGCATTGCGAAATCAGAAGATTTGGGGGTGAATAAAATTGATTCCGACAGAAGTGGTAGTAGCTCTAATTACTTTGGTAGGTAGCGGAGTTGGAAGCTTAGCGGGCGTGATTGTATCTGCAAAGTTGACAACCTACCGGCTGGAGCAGCTTGAGAAAAAGGTTGACAAGCACAATACAGTTATCGAGCGGACTTATAAGCTCGAGGAAATAGAAGCGGTTATCCAGGAGCAGATCCGTGTAGCAAACCATAGGATTGCGGACCTGGAAAAGCAAATGGAGGGATAAGGATGAGAGAAAGACTTGCAAAGTTAATTGATGTCAAAAGCCTTATGACTCTTGCTCTGACGGCTGGATTTATCGGCCTTACCTGTACAGGTGAGGTATCAGGGCAGGAGTATTTAAGCATTTTCACAATGATTATCGGGTTTTATTTCGGAACCCAGGCAGAAAAAGCGAAGAAATAGGAGGACAAAAATATGACATGTAAAGTACACGGAAATGTAAATGCAAACGATGCTCACAACTATAGCGCAAAAAAAGCCGAAAAGATGGGGCATCCGGAACTCACCGTAGATCCGGAGTGCGCCTGTGACGTAGGATGTACCGGTCCAGCTCTGGAGGGCAAGGGGAATACTCCGGTAGGACCGGGCAAAGAAGGAAAGGGAAATACTCCGGTAGACCCAGGAAAAGAAGGGAAAGGAAATACACCTGTTGGACCTGGATGTTAAAGGAGGTGATCCACCTATCTCCCCAGACAGCCGGGGTGATGGCTGCCATTGCGACATCGCAACAGTGAGGCGGAGCGCTCCGCCTCTTTTGTATTTGGAAAGGAAGGCTAAGACTATGACTTTTACAGAAGCATTTAAAATTATGAAATCTGGACTCGCAGTAAAATTACCGTCATGGGCTGGATACTGGTGGTGGGATGAAGAAGCTCAGACGATTCTCATGTACACCAAAGATGGCGGCTGTCTGGACATTAGAGAAACACAGAGAGTGGAGTATACGCTTCAGAACATTCTTTCGGATGAGTGGATTTATGCTGATGGTCGAAACTGTCCGATTCTCGGCGGTGAGGCCACCTTTTCATTTGGAGAAGCAATTAAATATCTGAAACGTGGCATGAAGGTTGCAAGAAAAGGTTGGAACGGAAAGAAACAGTACATCCAGCTCGCCACTGGTATTTCTTACAAGACAGCAGATGGAGAAATTGTAAACTGTGAACATGATGCTATCGGAAACATGGCTATTTCATTTGTCGGAACATCAGGAGTGCAGATAGGATGGCTGGCATCCCAGGCAGATATGCTGGCCGATGATTGGGTATTTGCAGAATAGGAGGGCACTATGAGAGATATCACATTATGCCATCCGCGTCTCCAGGCGCTGACTGCGCAGCTCGTTGATAAGTGTGTCGGTGCAGGTTTGCCGATTAAGATCGGGGAATCGTTCCGGAGCGTGGCCGAGCAGGATGCACTGTACGCGCAGGGGCGGACTCGGCCGGGCAGTATTGTCACCAATGCAAAGGGCAGTAGCTACAGCAGCCAGCACCAGTGGGGCATCGCAGCGGATTTCTACCGGGCGGACGGAAAAGGCGCATACAATGAAGCAGGAGATTATTTCAACCGGGTTGGAGCGATCGCCAAGCAGCTGGGGCTTGGATGGGGCGGCGATTGGAAAAGCATCGTAGACAAGCCACACGTATATTTGCCGGATTGGGGCAGCGGTACTGGGATTTTGAAACAGAAATATGGGACATTTGAGGCGTTTAAAAAGACCTGGGCGGTGGAGAACAGCACGGTACCAGAACAGTCAAAAATGGTGATCGCCGATCTTAAAGAAATTAAGAGCGGCATACGCGGGTTGAGAGTCACTGCGTCCTCACTTATCATCCGAACAACTCCAAAAGGTACAGACACAGGCAAGCGCTACACCAAGGATCAGCGTGTGCAGCCAATTAATAAATGCTTTGCCGACGGCGAACCGTGGATCCAGACTGCCGACGGCTGGATATCCGGCAAATACCTTGAGGGCTGGCTTTTACAGGATGGGAGCTGGTGGTATCTACTGAGCGGTTACACCTACCACCATGATACGGTCTACTTGATTGACGGGCAGGCGTATGCGTTTGATTCGGATGGCTGGATGATTACTGCAGATCGGATAGCAAATGACGGACACATTCAGTAA